GTCCCCGTCATCGTTCCGCCCGTCAGCGGCAGATAAGTCCCCGACAAATCCCCCACATGGGACGATTGCAGCAGGCCGTTGGTAAAGTACCCGGCGATCGTGTCGTAGCTCGTCACCTTCGCAGCGGTGATGTTGGAGTTAATCGCGCTCCATTGGGCCGCCGTGAAGCCGGAGTTATTGAGCGTGTATTCATACACCCAAGAAGTGCCGTTGTACTTGTACCTGTCCGTCCTTGCAATCTCGGTGGGAGTTGCGTCGGCGGTGGGTATCTGTACAAAGGCGTAGTCGTTGTTGTCCTCCCCGGTAATCGCCGAGGCGAGGGCAGCACCGATCTGGGCCTGCGTTGCGCTGATAGTCAGCCCGAGGTCGGTCACAAGGTTATAGCTCCCCTGATAGGTAGCCGTCGCGGTTGCTATCGACGAATTGACAAACGCCTTGTCCGCAAGCTGATTGCTCGGACTCGCCTGCGATGGTATAAGAGCCGTGATGGACGACAGGTCGGGGACGATGAACCTCTGCGGGATAGCCGTCCACATAGCACCCACGCCGGAGATATTCGTCAATTTCAGCAGGTCTCCAGACTGCGCGTATTCAGGGACACTCGGGTCAGCCCAAGTAGAAGGGTCGCGCTTGACATTTCCGGGGTTGCCATAGACATCCAGCAACTCGTGGAGATAGCTTCTTCCGCCGCCCCCACCGCCGCCTCCAGGAGTGCCGGAGCCGACGATCTGGTCGCCGCCGGTGACAACGGCCGTGTCAATATAGAGATGTCCAGGGTTACCGTTCTCGCCTGGCGCCCAGGTAAATGTCGCGTCGCCAACTTTAAATCCGTTCGAGAAGGTTTTTACGCCGGACACCGTCTGCGCGCTGGTCTTGTCGACATAGGTATTCGGGAAAGTGCGGACAGCCGTAACCAATTCCGTAACTGTCGCACCCTGTTGTGTCAGCGACTCAAGCTGCACGTTCGCACCGATGGTAATGACATCGTTCTGCGAACCGGACGGACGGCTCCAGGTGATGCCCGGGATGCCGCCGTAGCCATTCTCGTCCCAGTGGATGTTTCCGCCAGCCAAGTATCCAGACCCGTCGAACCTGTATACAGTCTTCGCGTACTGATGCGCCAGTTTATCCTCCGCGCTCATCGCGTCCCATGTGGACTTCTCCAGCATCTCACCGCCGTACCACGCGGCGATGGTTTTCGTCGGGTCGGCCAGCGTCTCGTCTGCCTTGCCGTTGATGCCGGAATAAACTTTAAAGGCGTTATTCTCGACCTGCCCAAGCTGGATCATCGATGTCAGCACAAGACCGCCCTGCACCAGCGTAGCGCCCTTCTTTGGCAGCGCGTCGGCGAGGTAACCCAAATCGGAATACGACCCGCTCTCACCGAGAACCTGCAGTCGGCCCTTAATGTTCAGTTGGCCATTGAGGTACTCCGCGTATTCGCCGTCAGAGTTGCCGACAAACCAGCGCGGCTTATCGTAGTACTGCCCAGCGTACCGTCCTGCAAAGAAATACTCTTTGCCGTTAGAGCTGACCGTGCTGAGGCCGGATATCATCCGCTCATATCCGCCGCCGATGACATCGCGGACGATGACGAACTGGCGCGCCGCGTTGGATTCGTGACCGTACTGGATGATAATGTCTCCGGCGGCAGGGATTCCGGATCCGTCCTTTGTCGTGTCGGACAGGGTAATTCGGTCAACATCGACGGCATCGACTCGCCTACGGTAATATTTTACGACCGTATTGTCCGGCGCGAACTCGGTGCTATAGGCAAAGTCGCCGACGACGAACAGGTTCTTCACGGAACCCTGCTTCTGGTCGAAGTAGCATACATACTTGCCGGTCGTGGCGTCCTGGACGACCTTCGTGCATTCAATCTTGGCCGCAGACTGGATTTCGCGGCCGCCTCGATACTCGGTCTGGTTTACAATCAGCGAGTTGACCTGCAGTTCCTTTCTTACGACGACGCGGTCGACTTCGAGCACGGAGTCTTTTTTGTTGTCCTGTTCTGCCGTGGTCTCTGCAGAGAGCACACGCATTGCGCGAGTCTGTGGCTGCGCTTGCTGTTGCTGTTGCGCCGTATACTCCTTCGAGTTATCCCGATAGAAGCCCCAGCCTTGACCACCGACGCCGCCCTGGCGGAAGTCTTTAGAAGCGACCTTGCTGGCGAACTGCGTCGGCGAGTCGGAAGAATCAGCCTCGCCAGTCTTCTTCAGGAACAGCGGTTCTGCCACGGATCGCACGACGCGCTCTACATCCTCAATGCGCGCATAACTTGCCTTTATCTGCTCGACGGAAGACTCTATGAGGTCTGTCCGGCTCTGTCGCGATATGACCTTGTCGGACAGGACTACCTCAATGTCAGGAACGATATATGGGCTGTTTTCAGAAGGCTCGTTCCATGTGTATGTGACGGACTGCGCGTAGAGTGTCAGCACATCGCCACCAGAGAAGCGCTCATCATAGATGCGCAGCTTCGCGCCGGCCGCCAGCCGTTCGGCCAGCGTCTGTCCGTATTCGCCGTCCTCAAGGGTGTTGACGCGCACCTTGTCCAGCGAGATAACCCAAGTCGGGTTGACCACCTTGAGGGAATCGAGCTGGGAAGACTTGTTTGCGCTCAGATCTTCCTCCCCAAGCGAGACGTACAAGAAAGGCATGTCGATACCGGTGAAGAAGAACTTGTCGCTCGCGACCGGCTTTCCGCCAGTCGTGTTGTTCGGAATGTACAGCCCGGTCGCCTCATATTCCGCGTCAGACTTGCGAAGGGTGATCTTCCACTCGGACGGCACGGTTATGACCTCGTTGTTCTTGTTCCGCGTAATTATCGACTTCGACTGGTCAAAGACAGGATAGCTAGCGATAACAAATTCGTAGTCCTCGGATACGGACATGAAGCCGGTCGAGAATACGACCTTCGCCTCGTTTCCGACACGGTCACCGAGGATGCCCTCCCAGACACGAGCGGCGTACTCCGCGTCGCTTTCGTTCGCACCCTTCGCGGTGTTCCAGATGTTCTTCACCCAGATGTCGAAGGTCGGCTTCCACGCGTTTGCGTCCTGTGCAGATGTGGTCAGGACGATATTCTCAATGCCAAATGTGCCGGACGCTGTCATGCCGGTCGGTACATACAGCACGATGTCCAGCTTGAGGCGGTAGCGGCCGGCCGGAATCCCGGAGACCGGAACTTCCGCCAGCGTGTCCTGGTTCACAGCCACGAGCGTGGTCTGGGCTGTGTCGATATGGACGCGAGCATCACCGTCGACAGGACCGCAGAACACCCTGGATATGTTGCCCGTCTGGCCGGAAGGAATCTCGAAGATATCGGAAAGGATCGAAGCGTCGGTTCCTCGCGGGAAGGTGACCAGCATCGACCGGATGCTTTCCTCGACGGACGAGGCCGCAGCCATGGCCGCGATGTCGTCGGTCTCAATCTCGGATACGGCAACCACCTCATCGATGCGGCCGATGTCAGTGGCGCCGGTCGGAGCGTACCGGCCCTGAATGGTCGGATACACCTCGTCGTTGTCATCAGCAGCGCCCCAGCGCTCTCCGTAGGAATCGATGGATGCGTCGTCCTTGACAAACTCCACCGGGTTAAACCGCTCGTCGGTTAAACCTTTTTGATACGCCCAGTAGTAAGGAGATGTAGAAGCGATTGTGTAGGTCGGGAACACATGCCCGGGATCCCACGCCTCGTCACCGCTCGTGTCGCGGTTCGGGTTGTGCATCCAGCCGCGCACATACCAGCGGAAATTGGCGTCGCGGAGGCGGTCGAAATATATATCCTTGAGCTCCGGAATCGCGTCCGGGTCAGCGGCCCAGCTCGGATTCTCCGGATCGGTTTTCTTGAAGTATCGGTACGGCAGGTTCTTTTCGCCGCCGCGACCGAGCAGGATGTTCGTGATGGTCTCGTCCTGAACCTGGCGCTCGAACTTCAGCAGGCCGCCCTGATAGCCGTACTCGAAGTCGTGGTCGGAGATCTCCGGGGCAGGATAGCCAAACTTAATGGTGTAGACGCCGGTCGACGAGTTGTAATCGATACGGTTGCGTACGCCATAAATCTCAAAGATCTGGCCGATAACGTCCCAGAGGTAGGTGTAGTTGATCTCGATCGCCTTCGGCTCCTGGGAGTAGATTCCCTGCCCGGACAGGTAAAGGCTGGCCACAATCTTGCCGCCGAAGTAATAATCGAGGACTTGGTTCAGCATCACCATGAAGTCCTCGACATTCAGCCGGACCGGAGCGATGTACTTGTCCGCAATTGCTACACCTGCGGAAACCGAAGCTGCTTCGAAGAAGTAATAGCGCTTAAGTTCCTGTATGGCCCAGGACTGGAACTGCAAGTCAACGATGGAGTTCCTGGTCGAATTGTCCTTCATCGCCTGCGGGTTGTCGCTGGGGAGCACGAAACGCTCGCCCTTGAAGTACAACTCCCAGCCGTCGAAAGAAGGAACAACATCGCCGTCGATCCGCACCTGCGTAGTAATAACGCGATCACCCATGTCCTGGAGGGACACGGACGCCTGGTGTAGAGTCGCGTAAGACGGCCAGCCGTTTTCAAGCACACCGTTTACGAGTCGTTTCTCTTCAATCCCTGGTATCATGGCTCTTATGCACTTTGCCCGCCGCCGCTGCCGCTGCCGGAAGACAGAGCAAAGTCACAGAGGCTCGGCTTGGTTACTCTGATATTGAGTTCAACGATGACCACATCGTTGACCTGATTCTTCATGTCGCGCCAGAACTCGGTCGCCTCGGCCATCGGCTGAGGGATACCTACGATCTTGTGGCGCTTGTAGTCGTTATAGAACTCGACCTGCTTGAAGGTCTTCGTGTCGCTTCCGGACGCCTGCGTGAAGAGCATCGCGTTGAATTCGGCTATGCGCTGGTTCGCGTCCTTCAGCGAGGTCGCCTGGATGAAGAACTTTGCCTTGTAGTCGAAGGCGGCATCCACGGTCTTGGCTAGCGTGTGCTCGCCTTCCTCTTCTGGATACTGCGTCGACTCGAAGCCCTTGGTGGGCGCGCCGACAACCTTGTCCGAATCGAGGTAGACAAGGCCATATGTCTGCGTGTCGACGATCTGACCGTCACCTATCTTAATTCTTGCTGTTAGCATGATCCTTCAAATTGCAGTTTTTACATTTCTCGTCAAGGTAGTCCTCGTGGACAAGTACCGGACAGCCAGAGCCTTCAGCCGTGTGCGGGCACTTGTTCGCCTGGCGAATAGACTCACGCTTCTCGTCCAGCTTCCGCTCTAAGCGGGCATTCATGTCGCGTGTCTTCTTGTTCTCTGCGTCCTGCTCGGCGATGTACTCCTTCTGCATCTTCAGGATTTGCTGGACATTCGCTAAAACATCCATCTCCTTCTTCTGCTTCGTGCGGAACATGTGCGCGAACCAGCCGCCGATGAGTGTGAGAAGCGGAAGGCCGATCTTCTCCATGATAAGAATAATGAGGTTAGGCTCTTCCATCTTTCACTTCGAATTTATAGTTTTTAAAAACGACATCCCCGGAGGAATCGGTCTTGACCAGATTACCCCCGAAGATGTACAACGGTACACGGATTTCCAGACCAGAAGGGCCGGATGGACGAAGAAGCATGTCGCAACTGTTCGCGAAGTACAGCATCGGGATGATGCGCTTCTGCAAGTTGATGCCGACACGGATCCAGCCAGTGCAGTGATGAAAGACATACACCTTATGCTCGTTAAGCAACTCGCCGTGGAAGTCTCGGTTTACATAGATCCCGTACTTGCCGCAGTCAGAGAAATCGCGCTGCAGAGTTCCAAAGCTCGGATACCCTTCCTCCAGCGCCCAGTCGATGGTCTTCTTGTACAAGGCGATTGCGTTCTCCTTGCTGTCAACCGAGTCGAGGGCTGAGCGGTTTTCCTTGCACATGCCGTGCGCGGAAGCCTCCCGGCGAAGCTGTCTCTTCCATTCTGTATCCATGATACCGCAAAGATAAAAAAAGGCGGGACATTTTCCAACATCCCGCCAGATTTTTTAAGACCTAGTCGCTACATAGTGCGTCGATGTCGTTCCGGTCGGCCTGACCACTAGGGCCAGCAGCCGGCGAACCTCGTGCATGTCGTCGTGCATCTCCGGAAGCACCCCGACAAACTCCAGCATTTGCTTCTTGTACGGGTCTTCCGGAGCAGCCGCACCAGCCGTGCCGGACACCTCCGCGCTGCCAGTCATCACTGCGAGGATGGCAGCAACATTCTGGCTAATCAGCGACATGTAGAAGTTCTGCGTGTTGATGCCGGCCGCCAGCCCCGTGATGGACTCCTCGGACGCGTTCGCAATGTCCCTGGAGATGCCCGTGAACTGACCGACCCCCTGGCGGACATTGTATCCGGCAGCAGCCAACTGGTTCATCAGGTTCGTCATGGCATTGTTGATTTGGTCGATGTACTCCGGGGCAGACTGGGCAATCTGCGCAATCTCCTGCGATGTCAGTTCTCCGCCGGACGCGGCCATTGCGTCAATCGAGTCGAACAGCGGCTGCAGGATAGTCTGCATAATCTTTGCGCCGAGGGACTGCTCGACCATCGACTGGATAAGATCCTGGAATTTCTCCTTCATCGCGCTGGTCGTGGATCCGAACTCCTTGTATGCCTCGATCCAGGAATTCGCGAAATCTTTGGCAGCAGAGGTAAGGTCGGTGCCGGCGAAATACTCTGCGAGCTGACCCTGCATATCCGCAATCTGCTCGGCAGCGTCCTCAGCAGCCTCGCGGTATTCCTTGACCTTGTCGGCATCGGATTTCTTTCCCTTGCTCTCCTCGAGTCGAGCCTGCTCGTTGTAAGCGTCAATTTTAGCCTTCAGCGCGTCGAGCTGCTTATTGTAGTTGTAGATGTAGTCCGAGCCGAAAGCCTTTGCCATCGCCTTATCGAGGCGCTCGTAGGATCGCTCGAGAGCGTCTATCTTCTCCTGCTGCTCCTTGATTTGTGCGTTGATTTTTTTGAGGTTGATGCCCTGAATGGCGAGAGCGATGCCGGTGACAACATCAACAACGCCGGAAATTATGTCAGGGATACCGGCTAAACCCTTCGCGATGCCCTTGCCGATTTTAGCGGCACCGCCAAGCGTCGAGGTAAGGCCCTCCGACAGAATATTGAAAGTCTCCGCAAAGTCATCACTCGCAAATGTAGAAACAAGTCTACCGACATCGCCGATGGCGTCGTTAACATAACCAGCCCACTTCTCAAGACCTTCAGCAGCGTTTGAAATCCACTGAGCCGCATCTCGATAGGCGTTCGCAGTTTCTTGTGCCTCCTTTGCATTCCTCTCGGCTGCGTCCGTTTGCGTCTGCTGATACTCCATTGCCCTACGGGCATTTTTTACAGCGTCCGAATTTTCGTCGTTTTGCGCACTAATAGTTTCGTAGTTCTTCGTGGCAACCTCAAGTTTCTGCTTCTCAATCCTTAACTCCTCGTCTGCTTTAATCGACGCCTCTTCAGCATCTTTCCGAGACATACCTCTTGTTAATTGTTGGTATGCCCGTATTGATTCGACAAGTTCTTTAAACGGGTTTTTACTAGCCAAGAGCCTATCCGTTTCTTCAAGGCGAGATTGCATCTCCTTCAATTCGGTCGGGTCAAGATTTTTCCACTCATCCTTCATTGAGATGAGATTGTCGCGCATATTCCGGAGCATTCTCGTGGAAGCTCGGTCAAGATTTGCGAACAATTCGACATACATTGGAGTATCCTTAAACGCCTCATATGCAAGTTTCGCCGCGTCGTCCGCCTCCTTCTTGGCCGTTTGCTTCCGGAGTTCTTCCTTCGTGACAGGATCAACCTTCAATAGCTCTATTTGATTAATCCGGTTTGCGGTTTGGCGGGCGAGTTCCACGCGCTTCTCGCTGTATGTCTTCGAGTTCTTTAGAGATTTCATAAGGTCAGACGCCATATCTGCGTAATATTTTTGGTCGTCGTCGGCCATTTTCTTGAGCACATCACGCCATTTCTCCGGGAAAACATCGATATGGGACAAAAGCGTATCGTAGTCTTGGTTTATTATAGCATTGTTTAACTCTGCCCATAACCCGTCAGGCAACTCGCCCCAGTCAAGAGATTCGAATGCTGCGTCGAGTTGCTTTTGCATTCTTTCCTTGAAATCTTCGCCTACATTCCCATAGACGCTGACTGTGAGAGTTCTCGCAAGGTCCGTATCTCCGGACATGTCGAGGATATTTTGGAAGAAATTCCTCGCCTCGTCGGATTTCTTTACCTCGTCAGTAATCTTCTTTATTGCTTCCTCGAGGTCTTTTTTGACCTGCGTTGTGTCAAAGTCCGTTCTTGCGTCCCATAAGGAGCGGATAAGGTCTTGAAAATCCCTCAGCGCTTTTCCGCGATTCGAAGTGTCCGTAATTTGCTGGCCGAGGAAACTTTCGACGGTTCCCGTCGCACCATGTTTCTTCGCTTTCTCAAACGCATCGTCAATCGTCTTTTGATACCACAAGGACAGCTCTTCCGCGGCCATTTTTTGATCCGACACATTGATGCCGAGAGAAAGCCCGCGTTCCTTCATGATCTTGAATTGCTGGTCTAGCGCACTACTCTTTGACAGGTATTTATTTAGATCATCGTACCCCTTCTTAAAGTCCTGCATAAACCTCATGCGGTCTTGCATAAGTTTTATGTACGGGTCTTGTACATAAGCGGGCTTATGGTCGTTCGTTTTCTTCTTGAAATCAGAGAGCCACTCGATAACCTTCTCAAGAATTTCCGCTATCGCAGTCCAACGATCAAGCTCTTTCTGGTCTACCAAGAACGGAGAGTCCTCTTTCTGGAGTTCGTACGACTTGACCTTGTCTTGCGCCTCCTGGAGGTCGCCCTGGAGGTCTTTAACATATTCACGAATGTCCTTTCTGCCGTTGAATAGATACCCCTGAATGTCGTCCATAGAAAGCCCGACAGCTTCCGCAAGCGACTTGAACTTGCGCTCAACGACGCCGACCATGTTGTCTGTCGGAACAATCGATTCGTAGCTCTCCTGAATCTTTTTAATATAAGTGTCAAGACCCCATTTCTTAGACTCAGAAGCGGCCTCGCTAATAGCCTTGAAGTCGATTCGGCCGTCAGGACTAATAGCGTCGGTGATATCTATGCCGGTATCCTTAAACGCATCTTCAATTGCGTGCGCGAGAACCTCAACCTCCTTGCGGATCTTCTCTTTCTTGTATGTGAAGGTCGACGCGTTACCAAACTCCTTCTCACTGACGGTCACGCCCTTTATCTCCTTTTTCAGGTCTTCCCATTTCTTTGCGTACACGCCCATCGTGCCGATGGCGGAGGTCATGTCGTTTTCGATCGCCTGCGTCTCATCGTGAAGGTTAAGGTAGATGTCGATGAGCGAGCTGACCGACTTCTCAGTCTTCTTGTCAGTCTCATACACATTGTGCCAGATACCCTGGTAATCGCGGAAGCCAGAACTCAGCGAGATGGTCAATCCAGTAAGCCGCTTCACAACATCCTGGACAATGGAAGTCCTTTCAGCTATAGTTGTGCCGATATTGATGGCGCCATCGTCAACAAGTCGCTGAATTTCATTCAAGACAGAATTAATTTGCTCTTTGTCGAGACCGTACTGGGCGAGCAGATTCTTTGCAGACCTCTTCCCTTTCTGAATCTTTCCAGCATAATAGTCCGTCACAGAGTTCATTTTCTGTTCCTTGATCTGCATGTTAATCTTCTGCTCAATGGCGGAAGTGAGAGAGTCGTAGTTCCCCTTCAGTTCCTTAAGCTTGTCGATCTGAAGGTTCTGGCTAGGGATAATATCGGAATATGTTCTCTGAAGTTCAGCGAGAGCCTCATTCTGCTCATTAGAGCCATCTGCTGCGGTGACGGCTGCTTCGGCAAGACGCTTGAAATTCGCAATCGACCTATTTATCGACAGCTCGCCTTCAGTGCCAATCTTCGCAAGCTCTTTTGCGAGTCGATTTGCTTCCTGACGAGCCGAAATAAGCCAGCTCGTAAGAACCGTGACTAAAGATATTGCCAAACCTATCCAGCCGCCACCCAACATACTCGCCGCAAACTTGTGCCAACCGCGACCGAATAGAGTTTGAGCGACAGCCGCTTTATTCATTTCAACGCTATATGCCCTCAGCTGCTTTATAGCAATCCCTCTAGCGACATTAGCATTATTTTGCTGCAATGTTTCTAACTGCTGCGCTCTGGATAAAGCTAAAGTCGCCTGCTCTGCTAGTTTTGTGTTTTTCGTTAAGGTGGGCATAAATAGTGATGCAACCTTAACTAGCGCAAACTGAATAGCGACTCCTTTCAGAACCGTTCCAATCGTTCGCCAGTTTTGCATCAAATATTTAGCATCGTTAATTAATTTTTCCATTGCGCCATGTACGGCGTCGGTATTACCCATCTCGTCATACATGATACTGAGGGCATCCTTGAGGTTCGACCACTGGCCGGCGAGCGTCTCGGCCTGCTTTTCCTGCATCTTGTAGAATACGCCGCCCTTTTCGGTCATATCGTCAAAGATCTCAGCAATCATTTCAAACGGAACGGCGCGCTTCGAGATAAGATCGAAAACCTCAGATGTAGTAACCAGCCGGCCATTGAGAACTGCGAATTTCTTCGCTAGTTCATCGACAAGTGGTATTCCAGCTTCCGTGAACTGGCGCAATTCCTGCCCGCGAAGCACACTCGCTGCGCGAACCTGGCCGTATGCGAGCACCAGGCGATCCATGCTGACACCAAGACCGGCGGAGACATCGGCCAGCTTCATGGTCACATTGAACAGATTCTCCGTCTCAACCCGGTACGCAGAGAGCTGTTTAGTGTATGTGACCAACTCTTTGATCTGGAACGGAGACTCAATCGCGGCCGCCTTTATCTGACGGAACAGCATGTTTGCTTCCTCGGTGTCGTGAATGATGCCGCCCAAAGCGACGCGCTGCAGCTCAAACTCTGCAGTCACCTCGCGAACATTTTGCAGGAAACGGCCAATCGTATGAAGGCCGAACAGATACGCGCTCCTCTTAAGGAGCCGACCGAGAGTGTTATCCGTTTTCATCAGTTCTCCATCAGCCCCCTCTATTCGCATTCTGATACCATCCAGTTCTGCCTGCGTCTGATGAAGTTGCTGATTTAACTGGTTAAATGCCTTGCTACCAACGGGTGACGCCTCGAGGCGCTGGCGGAGAATTGCTATCTTGGCCTCGAGCGCGGCGATTGATTTCATGTTTGAGTCAAGGATTCTCTTCTCCTCTTTTCGCCTCTCAAGATATTCCTTTACCTTCTTAATTCGCTCCTGCTCTTTGCGGTTCATTTCCGACAGAGAGTTCACCTCGCTATTCAGTTCGCGAGTAACCTTTTTATATTCCTCGTAAATTTCTTGCGCTTTATAACTGAGCTTCCCGGTCTGCTTGTCCAAAAACTTATCATTCTCAGACATAGAGTTCCATGCAAGTTCCACCTCCTTCAGCTTTGCGTTGAGTTGATCAATCGATCCGGTGTTTGCTCCGAATTTAGCGACTAGCGCCTGCGCCTCACTTGCTCTAAGAGACATTTGGTACAATGCCTCTGCTGCCTCCATAAATTTGACAGAGCCAATATCAGAACTATTAACAACAGCCGTGAAAGTGGAGATTTTTGCGCTGATTTGGTCTATGGTCGTAGCCGAAGTACGAAGCGCCTGCTCGTACTCGTTTGTAAGCTGGATATTCTTGAGTTGGCCGTCTCCGAACTTGCTAACCAGTTTGTCCTCCTCAACCCATTGAGTCCTAATTGCCTTTAAAAGCAAAAGCGCTTGCTGATATGCGTCAATGTCTTCCCTAGATGCACCTTTTCTCTTCATCCTTGAGAGTTCGCTCGAAACGCTTTTTATCGCGCTCCTTAACTCTTCCATTGATCGCGTTGAACTGCCAACGAAATCAAACACTTCAGCGAGGTCGCCCTTCCTGTTTATTTGAACGGGGATCTCGAGGACATTCTCGTTGATTTTGTTTTGGACCGTTTTGATTGAAGACGGGACTTCATTAGCGGCCTCCTTGAACGCCTTATCAATATCAACGATTACCGGAATCTCTACTGCCATATTACTTTTCCTCCATTTGTTTTAGAATGTGAGCCTGTATTTCTTCGGCTGTCTCTGGCTTCTTCCGATTGGCGCTCATGCCAAACATAGCCAGAATGCCGTCAACTTCTTCGTCAGTCTTTACGGTGTCTTCCCATGCGACGGGCGGTACATACGCCTCGGTCTTCTGGAACTCGTAATCGTAGTATCCCTTGTCCATCAGCAGCATCGTTATGATGTTGCAGGAATCCAGATACCAGTAGCGGAACCAAGACCACCAGCAATAATTCCCATACACATACTTGATCCGCTCATTGTGCTCGGAGAACGCGAACGCCGAGCCTACTTGTCGTCCTCCTTTATCCCCAAAGCGTCCGTCTCCAACATATTGATCACTGATTCCAGCCGCTCTTGCGCCTGCCTGGCGACTTCGCCAACCGGTCTCATATAAAGCTCGCGTTCCTGCTTTGAGATATCCCAGTTGGCTTTGGAAAAACCCAGGTCTGGATTGACGACTCCCGCTTCGTTTATCTTGAATGTCGTTTCGTTACCGCGCAACTGCAGAATCCTCCACTTCAGCGCCCAGAGGAACGGGACGAACAGCGCCCAGTTGCCGAGCAGGTAGTAGGCTGCCTTCTTCGAGTGAAGCGAGTACAGCTTCTTCGCAATCTTCCTGGCCTCCTTCGGCGATGTTCCCTCCTTGCCTATGGCCTCGAGAATCTGGGCCTCCTGTTCGAGAAGGACTATTTTTTCCTTCACGGCCTGGGCAATCTGGCGTACCTTGTATTTGCGCCGGCCAACGACGACAACCGACTTTTTGCCGGTCATCGTCGCGTAAGCGCCATTGAGAAACTGGTCGGTCTTAGATTCCATAGTGCTGCTTCAAGATGTTTTCCAGCGCCGGAACCCAGCCCTCGATAGAGTTCTGCAGCCAGATCTTCCGGCCCATGGCCTGCTCGATGTACCAGACCCGAGG